AAAATAGAAGTAACTGGTATTGCAGCTACAAACCTTCGGTGGGTTGCTACAGTTCATACAAGTGAGGTTGTAAACGCATAATGGGTAAAATCGAGATAGATCACACAGGCTCTGGTGGGGGCATTACTCTAAGCTCTGACGGTACTAGCCTGTTACTTGGGGGAACTGCGATAGGTGGTTCTGCTTTAGAACTTTATGCTGAGAACCCTAGCACACCTACGGCACCGTCTGCTACTGGTAGTAATGCCGTGGCTATTGGTAGCGGTGCAGTTGCTTCGGCACTCCATGCTTATGCTATTGGGGAAGATACAGATGCTACTGTTGAAAGATCAGTGGCATTGGGGTATCAGGCGCAAACTGGTGGTTCAGGTGGTCAAGGTGTTGCGATTGGCAACTCTATGGCGTTTGGAACGCAAAGTTTTGCTGTGAATATTAGTAATAACACTACAACCTATGGTGCTACTGGTACTAATAGTATTGCGATGGGTAAACAGAATAAAGCAAACTCAACTGAAGCAGTTTCCATTGGTGGAAACATGAACTCTGCAACTTCTTCTTATGCTTCCGTAATGGGTGGTACATTTAATTCCAACGGAGGTACTAGAGCAATTATTGCGGGTGGTCAATCCAACACAATATCAACTGCTGGTCAATATGGTGTGATTGTCGGTGGTAACAGCAATAATGTTACGGGGTCTAGAGGTGTAATTGTTGGTGGGGATTACAATGAAGCCAATGCTTCTCACACTTTTGCTACGGGTGAGTATGCAAAGGCTGCTGAAATAGGTAAGCTCGCAAGAGCCACTGGAAGGTTTTCTGCAGATGGTGACGCACAAGGTGGTCAGTTTATTCTTCGTGCAGACACTACAGATGCAACGGCAACCGTTCTTACAACAAACAACAGCACGGCAGCGTCAACTAACCAAATCGTAGCTACCTCTGATACTTGCATTACTTTTGACGGTACAATCACTGCCATGCAAAACGGAGCACAAGCCTATGCCTCTTGGAAGATCGAAGGATTGCTGGTAAATGACGGTGGTACAACAACACTTGCTAACAGTGCCACAACAGTAATTCAAAACTTATCTAGCTGGGGCATGGCTCTCTCAGCAGATAATACAAACAATGCCCTTGCTATCACAGTAACAGGTGAGGCAGCGCATAACATTCGTTGGGTGGCAAATATCAGAACCACCGAAGTGACTTACGCCTAAAGGAGAAACTAACAATGGCTATTCAAAATAATATCGCAGAAGGGGCAAGCCAATATGGTATCGCCTTTAACAATGCATACTACCGTATCGTAACGGCAAGTGTATCACGTCAACGTGGCACTGACCCTAAGTTTTCTGTAATGATTGACTTGTCAGCATATGCTACAAACACACCTACAGATGACACTCGTGAGGTAGACTTTAAACGGTATCACGCAGATTGGGATGCTATTAATGCTTCATCAGGAGATGCTTTCCTTGATAAGTGCTACTCTTGGGTTATGGCTCAAGCTGATATGGCAGGATCAACTGCAGTATAATTAAAGAGGATACACACCAATGGCAATAACCATCAATCATCAAACGAATGACATTTCTGCTACCAGTGGTTCACTGACCATTGATGGTGCCTCTGCTGGTGGTGCTTCAAGTAACACTGGTACGGGTAACTTTATTGGTGGTACAGGTGCTGGTGCTGCTTTAGAAAGTGGTGCTGAATATAACACTCTACTAGGTAATAACACTGGTAACGATGTTACCACAGGGGATATGAACACGGCTGTTGGTTATAATGCGTTGGCTAACCTTACAACAGGTTCTAGGAACGTTGCAATTGGTCCTTACGCAGCAACATTTTCAAACAGTGATGATAACATAGCTATAGGTAATACAGCTTTATATGGAACTATTTTAAATATGGTTTCAGGTGGTACCAATGTTGCCATAGGAAGGATGGCAGGTAGAGATGTTACTACAGGGGGCAGTAACGTTTTTATTGGTAATGAGGCAGGGTTTGAAACTACTACAGGCACTGTCAATATTGCACTAGGTTTTTATTCGTTAAAAAATAATACTACAGGTATTGATAACATTGCTTTAGGTAGGTACGCCCTTCAAACTGTTACTACGAACTCTTACAACATTGCTTTGGGCAGAGTAGCTGCTCGTTATCAAACAGGTTCTAATAACGTAGCTCTTGGTTATTCTGCTTTACAAGGTACTTCTGGTAATTCTAGCGGCGATCATAACATAGCTATAGCAAATGAAGCTCTTTATCTTAATAGAGGCGCTGGAAATATAGGGTTAGGGTATCAAGCTGCAAAAAACACTGTAGGCACTAGCAGCACAGGATACAACACTGCTATTGGTTATCAAGCCCTTCTTTATAATACATCAGGTAATAGCAACATAGCTCTTGGAACAGAGGCTGCAAAGGGGGTAGTTAATAATTCTACTGCCGACTACAACGTAGCAATAGGTTATCAGGCTTTATTTGGTTACACTACAGGTGGTTATAACGTAGCTATTGGTTATAATGCAGGAAACCTAATTACAACAGGTACAAATAACACTGTTATTGGCTCTAATGCAGATCCTTCAAGTGCAACAGCAACTAACGAGGTTACTCTTGGTGATGCAAATGTAACTGCTCTTCGTTGTCAGGTTACATCTATTACGGCTCTTTCAGATGCTCGTGATAAAACAGACGTAGCACCACTACAGGCAGGTTTAGACTTTGTTGAACGTCTTGATCCAGTTTCATTTACATGGAATATGCGTGATGGTGGTAAAGTTGGAGTAGAAGATACAGGTTTTATTGCACAAGATCTACAACGAGTCCAAGAAGATACAGGTATCACTATTCCTAATCTTGTATATGATGAGAATCCAGATAAACTTGAAGCAGCTTATGGTACGTTAATACCTGTATTAGTTAAGGCAATTCAAGAGTTGTCTGCTAAAGTTGATGAACTAGAAGCTCAATTAAACTCTTGACAATTATACTAAAGTATGTATAATTATATTAGGTCTAAATGACCATCTGTTAAACAAAGGAGACTAACATGGCAGAGAAACAAAAGAACGTCATTACAGTCAACGAAAAAGAATACAACGTTGATGACATGACAGATAAGCAGAAAGTTATGCTTGCACATGTACAGGATTTAGAACGTAAGATTAACACTACACGTTTTAACCTAGATCAACTTATCGTAGGACGTGAGGCATTTGCTGTTGATCTTGCGAATGACTTAGAGAAAGATCAAGAGGCAGCATAATGACTGAAGAAGTAAATACACCTACAGCAGAAGAGATTGCAAAGCACTATAGTGCTTGTATGGACAGTGTAAATTTAATCAATGCAGTAATTGCTGCACCTGATAATTATGCAGATGATCCTACAGTTTTGCAACGTAACGTAGAACACCTAGAAGGTATGGTAAACTACGAACACTGGACTACTGAAGACATGACTCCCCTAAATAATGCTATTACAGCAGGTAATGCAGCTATAGGAGAGTAATAAATGTCAGACTCCAAGCTAACAGCAGAAGAACTGGAAGCAATGTTAGATCGTGCAGCTAAGAGGGGTGCATCAGCAGCACTTCGTGAGCTTGGCTTACAAGATGACGATGCAGCTAGTGACCTACGTGAAATGCGTAGTCTGCTGGATGCTTGGAGACTTACCAAGAAAAGTATATGGTCTACTACTGTAAAGATGGGAACAGTAGCAGTACTAACGTTTATAGCTACAGCAGTTTGGATGACCTTCGGTAAATAATTTATAAGCAATAGGGAGATGCTTATGATTGATCCAGTGACTGCGATTACAGCAGCCACCACCGCTTTTAGTATGCTCAAGAAAGGCATAGCTGTTGGTAAAGATCTGCAGGATATGGGTGGTCAACTCTCTAAGTGGGCAGGTGCAATAGCTGACTTAGACTTTGCTGACAAGCAGAACCAGAAGCCAGCGTGGTATAAGACATTAGGTGGTGGCGTACAAGCTCAAGCTATGGAAATCTTTGCAGCTAAACAGAAGGCTGCAGCCATGAGGCAGGAGCTAAAAGACTACATTTCTGTTATGTATGGGCCATCAAAGTGGCAAGAAATATTGGCAATAGAAGCAGACTTACGTAAGCAAAAAAGAGAACACGAGCACAGGCAGATGGAAATCAAACAAGCAATCATCGAATGGACAGCAGGGTTTGCTTTATTTGTTTTAGGCGTTGGCGCTATCGTCGGCTTTGTATGGATAGGAACTAGGTAACAATGAAAAAGTTTAAAGGTTTTACCAATCAGCAAACACATACCCTTCTAAAAGAGATGGGCTACACAGGCCCAGCGCAGAAGGATGACATGGATGCGTTCCTTGCGTCTAGCCCTAGTGCTGCTTCTAAGTTAGGACGTTATGCAGATATTGCAAGGCAACGCATAGAAGGTGGACCCTTAGCTCCTACAGGGTTTGCTGAGGGTAGTGAAGGTGCTATAGAAAACGAAGAAGAGGGTTACAAAGAGGTATCTAGAATAAAAGACATAGATGATCAACAACAACAAGAGCAGGAACAAGAGCAGGAACAAGAGCAGGAACAAGAGCAGGAACAAGAACAAGATCAACCTGATGCTACACAAGAAGCTTTCCAACCTGGTCCTGTCTTAAAGCAAGGTACGCCTAGCCCTGAGGTTAGTGAAGCTGCTACCTCATTAGACGAAGCACAGAAAGCCTACAGCACAGCTATGGGTGCTCTTACAGATGCACAACAGGCTTTGAGTGGTGCAACTATACCTGCAGATGACGCACCTCAAGCAGACAAAGATGCATACAAAGCTCTAGAAGAAGCAGTAGCAAATGCTGAACTTTCAGTTACACAAACACAAGCTGCTGTAAGTACAGCCCAAAAAAGATTCGAGACTACAGACGTACCCTCTACTGGTGAAGCGCTGGGTAAAGCTATATCTACGCCTAGTGCTATCCTATCTCAGCCTACAGTGTACGGCTTGGAAGTTAAAGATGATCAGCTTATTGATAGTACAACAGGTCAGGTAGCTGATGCGCTTACTCTTTTAGTTAAGCAAGCACAAGCTGCAGATGAAGTAGAGAACCCTGCAGTTAAAAGATCACGGTTTTATTTAGAAGGCCTGTCTGATGAAGAGCGTAGAGAGAAGTACCCACCATATCCTCGTGCTCTTCCTGCAGTCATACCTTTACCTGATTGGGCTGTAAAAGACATAGACGAATACTACGCATCACAGCAAGCACAGGTTGAACAAGATGCAGCTAAGGCTTCTACAGAAACATACGATGCTATAGAGTCTAACGCTGACGTTAAAGCAGCATTGGCTGACTTTGCTGCAGCCACAGGTACACCATCAGAAGATGCTTTGATGGATGCTGCAACGATGGAGCCTGAAGAGTTAGCACAGCTAGACTTAGACCCTGCTACTCTAGATACTATACGTGAAGTATCACAGGTAGTTCGTAAAATACAAGATGGCGAACAACCAGATGCGGCACTCTTTGATAAATATACGACAGCACCTGATGTTACCTTTGAGGGTGAGGTAGGAGAGATTGACCCTGCTAAGTTTGAAACTACAACGCCTAAAGCAGAAGCTGAGACAGACTATAATTTACCGCCTACACAAGTGGCAGAATCTGAAAAGAGTAAGGTGGAAGATGCAGCTAACTTTAATGAGTATGCGTCTGCAGATGAAAAGAAATCTGAGTTTGTACCTGATGTAACAGCAGAACAAACAACTGTTAGTGATGATGAACTGGCTGATGTAAATGACATCCTTAATGGTGAAGAGGTTATTGTCACAGCTAAGACACTAGAAGCTCTTAATGAAGCCTCTACTGCAAAGGCTGCAACTGCTACGTTTACACAACAGCTAGAAGCTAAAGCTGTAAAGGGTGAGGTATCTGCTGCATCTACTGTTTCATTCCAAATGGAAAAACTTATGAAGCAGTTTGATAATGGTACGCCAGCGTGGGCTGCAGGTGCTCTACGTAAAGCTAATGCGGCTATGGCTGCTCGTGGTCTAGCTGGTAGTTCTATGGCAGGTGCTGCAATAGTACAGGCTGCTATGGAAGCGACTATACCTATCGCACAATCAGATGCTGCTACCTTTGCTGCAATGGATATGGAGAATGTTCGTAATGCACAGGCTGTAGCTTTAGCTAATGCTGCTGCAGCACAGAACTTTGAGTTAGCTAACTTATCCAACGAACAAGCTGTACGTATTCAGAACAGCATGAATAATGCTAACTTACAACTAAAGAACTTGTCAAACGAACAAGAAGCTGTACTTGCTACCGCACAGTTTAAAGCTTCACTTCAAGGTCAAGAACTAAGTATTAGCGCTAACGTTGCACTTGCTAACGCTGCAAGATATGCTGCAGTCAACGATATTAACTTGACAAACAGACAGCAAACTTCTATACTTAAATCTACACAAAACTTAGAAGTAGAGATGGCTAACCTGTCTAACGCACAGCAGACTGCCCTGTCTAACTTACAAGTTAAAGCTGCAATGATGGGCCAAGAGTTGTCTAATGAGCAACAGATGGCTGTGCTTGAAAGTACACAAGCGTTTGAAGCTAACATGCAAGACGCTACGAATAGACAGCAAGCGTTCATCCAAGACGCTGTTGCCCGTGCAGCTATGGAAGGCCGTGTCTTAGACAATAAACAACAGACTGCTCTATTCAATATCTCTAACGTAATGTCTGAACGTGAGATAGAACTTAACAACGAACAGCAAACTGCTATCTTCAATATGTCTAACAAGATGACTGTTGATATGGCTAACTTGTCTAACCGCCAGCAAACTGCTCTAGCTAATGCACAGATTGAAGCTGCAATGAAAGGGCAGGAGCTTACAAATAAACAACAGGTTGCTGTTATTAAAGCTGAGCGTGTTGCTGAGATAGCGAACATGAACTTCACAGAGGCGCAAACAAGAGCACTGCGTAACTCTGAGATGGCTATGTCTGTAGACTTGGCTAACCTAAGCAACGAACAAGCTAAGCTTATGGCTGATGTAGCGGCTATGGCAGATGTTGACATGGCTAACCTTAACAACCGCCAACAAGCTGCAGCACAACAAGCACAAGCCTTCTTGCAGATGGACATGGCTAACTTGGATAACGAGCAACAAGCTACCATGTTTGAGGCACAGTCTCTTGTGCAAAGTATATTCTCAGATCAAGCTGCACAGAATGCTCAGCTACAGTTTAACGCTGAGAGTATCAACCAAGTTAATCAGTTCTATGAAAGTATGGCAACACAGATTAGCCAGTTTAACGTAGCACAGAGTAACGCTATGGAACAGTTTAACGCTGGTGAAGAGAACACAATGACTAAGTTCCAAGCTGAACTTGATAATCAACGTGATCTGTTTAACGCACAGAACGAACTGGTTATTGCACAAGCTAACACAGTTTGGAGACAGACTATAGCTACAGCTAATACGGCTGCACTTAATGAGGCTAACATGGCTGAAGTTATGGCGCAGAACAACCTGACGCTACAAGGCTTAGCGGAGTTGTGGCAACAAGAGCGGGACTTGCTGGACTTCGCTTGGACTAGCTCTGAGAAGCAAATGGATCGTGATCACGAGTTGGTAAAAGCGCAGATACAAGCTGATGCTGATGAAGATAGTGCTTATAGCTCTGCTGCAGGTAGCTTCTTGTCAAGCGTTGTATCAGCGTTTATAACAAGAGGTGCACCGACAGGAGGAACATCTTAATGTCTAGTTTCGATCAAGTAATAAAAAATATACTAGCGGACATCTTCGCTGAAGAAGAACAGCAAGAGGTGACACGCCCTAGAGCTAGACCAGAGGGCTTGATGAGTAGTACTAGACCACGAGCTAGACCAGAAGATGTTGAACCTGTTCAACCTAGCGCTAGTGAATCTACCTCTAAGTTTGTGGCTGCAATGAGTGACTATGATGATACACCTGAAGAAGGCGCAGAAATACCTTTAGCAGATTTAAGATTAAACGCAAGAGATATGGAAGGAAGATATAAAACAACTGCTGCACAGTTTTATAGACTTAATAAAAACATACCAAGTACAGGCTCGAAAGTAAAAGTTGCTAAAGTAGTACCTGATATAGAAGTAGATGATATTACTAATGAGATAAATTTAATAATGAGTAGTACACCTAGTTTACGCCCTAGAGCTAGACCTAAGAGTGCTGAAGAAATACAAGCTATAAGAGCAGAACAAGCTAGTTACACAAAGCTTGATACTGTAAAAGATATACAGCAAGCATTAAATATTGCAGGTATAGAGGTAGGTGGTAAGCCTCTTGTAGTAGATGGTATAAAAGGACGTAATACATTAGCTGCAATTAAAGCCTTTCAAAAAAGAGAAGGCCTAAAGGTTGACGGTATTGTAGGTAAAAATACAAAAGCAGCTTTGTATAAAGTAATGCCTAAGCCTGAAATAAAAGAAGAAGAACTACAGCCTAGCATATATGATAAGCCAGCACAAGTAGGTCCAGATCAAATGCAGGTTGGGTTTCAAGACCCTTCTATAGTTGACCCCACTACAGGTAGACCTTATACGTCAGAGGGTCTAATGCGTAGGGAGCAATATTTAGTTAAAAGAGCAAATGAGTTTTTAACGTCAGAGGATTACACAGTATCTGTTGATCAGGAAGATGCTATACCTGTGCAAACACCTAATATAAAAACATCTAGTATCTTACCTAGATTAAACTTTAACAAAGAAGTCTCTAATGAAATAGATGATTTAAACGCAATTGAAAAGGTGAAAGCGTTAGGTTATATAAAAAATCAGTATACAGATTTCTTATTAAGCCCTAGTTTTACAAAGGCACAAAATATAATTGCTGATATTAAAAGTAATAGATATGGCGGTTATGCAAGTAACTTGGATGAAAACAACTTAGAAGACGCTAAAGTAATAGAACAGTTCTTTAAAAACGCCATAGGAAAAAACGCAACTTTTGATGCTACTTCAGAAGCTTGGTGTGCTTTATTTGTAGATCATATATTAAATGAAATGGGGGCGGATAGATTAGGATCTGGTCAAGGTGGGGATGTATACGACAGAGTAAGGGCCAGAGCTTATGAAAACTATGGAAATAAAGTTTTAGGTAAAAGCCCTACAGAAAAAGACTTTAATGCTAATGCAAAGGTAGGTGATATATTAGTTATACATTCCTCTTTTGTTGTTAAGAAACCAGACGGTAAGAAACAATGGTTTTCCGTTAGGGATGTAGAAAAAACATCTGATGGTAAATACGTTTGGAAAGGCGATCCTAGTGATGATATAATGCAAGCTGAAATACAAAAAATGAATGATGGTACTTATAATGTATCTAATCAATATCATGTAGGATTTAATGTAGGTAAAGCTGAAAACGGTATGCTTGAGGTGTTAGGTGGTAATCAAAACGATCAAGTAAACGTAAGAGGTGACGCATACAATCTTAAATACGTTATGGCTGTACGTAGAGTTACATCAGAAACAATAAAAAAAGACCTAAACTAAATGCTAGGACTCCCACTCGAACTCATAACCATGCTCTTCTCCACCCTACTAGGTGGCTTCATGTCTATCTGGGGTCAGAGCATGAAGAACAAGCAAGAGCAAAACAAGATGATGCTTGCCAATGCTAGGTTCTCTGCAGAGCAAGTTAATGAAGCTAGGGATGCAGGTAAGACAGACAAACACTTTGCTTGGACTAGACGCATCATAGCTTTATCTGCAGTGTTCAGCATTATTGTCTTGCCAAAGCTAGTCGCAGTGTGGTATCCTGAAGTAGGCGTTATCGTAGGATACACTGAGGCAACAGGTGGATTTTGGAACTGGTTGTTTGGCCCTGCAGAATCAGTACAATGGAAGATGGCACAGGGTTTTGTAATTACACCACTAGATACACACATCGTTTCCGCAATAGTCGGTCTATATTTTGGAGCAGGATTTACCAAATGAAGAAAGTAGATTTATTACAAGCACCTATTCCAGGTCAGTCACTTACAGGGTCACCTAAGAATTATCCTTGGGAGAGGCCACCTGAGATGGTGGAAGTTAAAGAAGTAGTCAATCATTATATTAAAAAGATTGCTAATGAAGATGTTATGGATGACTTAGCTATCACCTTTAAGTTAGGTGCAGATCTACAAACTGTAACTGAGACAATTATGACAACAGGTGCTATGAAAGGTCTACACACTGTTGATGCAGGTATGTTAGCTGGACCTCATGTAGCAGCGTTTATCAAAGCAGGTATGTCTACCTATGATGTACCTGTAAAGGAGACTCCTGTTACAAAAGCTGAGTCTGATGAATACAAACATAAGAGTAGGTTAGCCCTCTTACTTGAAGCAGAACTTGAAAAGGTTGGTGCAGAAGAAGTACAGCAGGATGAAGGGTTGCAGTTACTGACAGACATGCAGGAAACTTTAGAAACAGAACAACCACAAGAAGAAGAACCTATGGAAGAAGAGGGTATAACTATGCCACCTAAAGGTTTAATGGCTAAGGAGTCTGTGTAATGGCTGAATATGAAGTAGCTGACCCCTTTGCAGCATTTGCTACTGCATTTCTTAATCAATCAGCAGAGTATATTAAGAACCGTAAAGACGATGCTAATGAAGCTAAAGAGCGTATGTATGAACTTGCCCAGCGCAACAAGGGTAAAGTAGATCAGTATATGCTTGCTGTAAATAATGTAGGTAATGTAGCTGAAAAGTTACACAAAAACTATAATATACCTCAAGCCGCTATCGTAGCCTTAAATAGAACAGGGCCGACTGCACTGACGGATGCCTATACACAGCTAGAAAAAATGGCTGCTACACATAGCAGAGAGTTTGTTTCTAAGTACGCTGACATGATTATTGAAGGGTACAACCCTGATGAGTATGATACAGGTACACCATTTAGGCAACAGATTGAATCTCAGTTCACTGAGGGTCTATCAGTAGGTGATTATGAAGCAGATGAGCGTAGCTGGTGGGATAAAGCTATTGGTCGTGGTGCTAAGGATTCCATGAGAGAAGCACTTGACAGAGAGATTATAGGCTCTGGTATATCTGTATATGATATGGCTAACTTTAGTGAAGCATCTGCTTATCGTAGGGTATCAGGGGATACAACATTTAGAATGCCTCGCATTATGTCAGGGGAAGATCGCATAGAAATAGAGGATAACTTTCTTTCAAGTGTTAGAACAATCAAACTTACTACGCCACAGTTAGATGCATTAGAGGAATCAATTGAAGAAGAAAAAGCCAACATGCAAATGGCTCTTAGGACAGGTAAAGTATCTGCTGCTGATGTAGAAACTTTAAAAACAACAGACCCTGATGAGTATAATAGTTACATGCAAGCTAAAGCTAGATATGAAGATGCCTTAAAAGAAAGATCTTCAATACTAAAACCACAGGTAGATCAGCGATTAAGATCTATTGCATCTCAGTATGACAATTCTTATGAAGCAATAATATCTATGGAGTCTACCTTTGATAATCAGATGTACCCAGGATACACAAGAGAATTCTTAGCTGAGAATAATATAAAGCCTCTTTCAGCTAACGTACTGCGTGAACCCCCAATTACAGAAGATGATTCTGTACCTTCTGGTGAGACTGCTGTTATTGATGGGGGTGAGCCTTCATCTGAGGAGCTAACTGATGATTCTGTACCTTCTAATGTTGAGACACCCTCACTAGAAGAAACCAGCGCAGTAGTTCCTAAAGAAGAAGATGGCCCTAAAGATAGAGGTATACTAGAAGAAAACTATAGTTCATTACCTCCTCATGAATCTATATTTAAATCAGACTTTGAAATTAATGGTAAGACACTAGAGGTTATTAAACTATCTGATGGGAATATAGTTGTTGTAAATAAAACAGACTCTGTTATACACACACCAGAGTACTCAGAGCAATTACTTAAAATGTCTAATATTGAAAGCGCTATGCGTAATAGGTATGGACCTGACTACAGTAAGCTATTAAAGAAAAACTTTGATGAGTTATATCTAGCTAAAGGGTATGCTGACAAAGGCTCTATGTTTGGTGGCATTGAAGGTAGGCCACTTACAACAGATGAAATGTTAGCTGAAGCTCAATACCAGAGAGACAGAGAAGTAAAGCAAGAGGTAAAAGAAGAAGAGGGTGAGCCTCTTGTTGATAGAATTAGATCAGAAGTTCAAAGTGCATATTCAACAACCCCTTGGGAAGGATTATTCTCATCTGACAAAGAGAAAGAAGAAGCCCTACCACCCGTAGAGGAACCCCAAGAAGTTCCACCTAGTGAGCAGGAAGCAGATGAGATTACTAATTACTTGATGGATAACTTTGGTATGGATATTGTTATGCACGTTATGCGTCAAGGTGCAACTACAGATGAACAAATCTATGATGCAATAAAAGAGTGGGGAAGAGAGAACGAAAAGATAACACCTATTGATATGTCTGGTATTATTTATGGTGTTAAAGTTGGTATGGATATAGTACGTAGGCAAGCTAATGAGTAATTTTGATTTCAGTATTTACGCTGCACCCGATGATGATACAAGTGCAGATGATAATAGATCTGACCCAAAAGAAACTGGCTTTGATTTTAGCATGTATGAGTCAAAGGCAAAAGAAGATGAAGAAGTTAGTGACTACGGGTTAAGTGGCAAGCTTAAAAAGGCTGACCTTAAAAGTGGTACTAACGCTACAAAGATTAGGCAGTACATGATTGACCGTGTAGGAAGAAAGTATTCCTTCAACGGTGACATAGATAATGACCAGCTTGTTGAAGACTTTGTTGATCGTATGCGTGGCTTTAATAGTAATAGCCTTGATACGGCAATGGAAGTTAGATTTATCACTAAAGCAAATGATGATGTTAAGGCAAGGGCTGGCGAGGCATACAAGCTATATGATCAGCTAGGGAGTGTCTTTGTTAATGATGGTCTTATGGGTGCCATTGATGGTGTTAAAGACTACGTGATTGATGCTGCATTAGATCCTACCAATTATGTAGGTGTACTAACGGGTGGCTTAGCTAAGGTTGGGGCAGTTGGAGTTACCCAAACAGGTAAGCAGCTTGTAAAGAAGGCTGCAATGGAAGCAGGTAAACGTGCTGTAAGTAGTGGGGCTACCAAAGAAGCTGCAGATAAAGTAGCTAAAGAAGCTGCAGAGAGGGTAATAGGCAAGCTTGTAGAGGCTGGTGCTAAAAAACCTCAGCGTAGAAAGATTGTTGAAGAGGTAGCAAGAAGAGAAAAAGACTTATTCCTACTAGCGACTGCTAAAAAAGCACGTAAAGACTTTATGGATAAGCGTACAGATAAGTACATTAAGAGATCCCTTGTAGGTACAACAGCAATTGATGGGACTCTGGCTGCACTAAATGACGTTGCTATACAGAATGTATTGATTGAAGCAGATGCACAAGCTAAGTTTAACACCTTACAAACTGCGTTGAGCTTTGGGCTTGGTAGTATTGGTGCAGGTGTACAGCTTGGTGGTATGGTTTTAGGTAAAGCTGTTAAGCCTACACAAGATATGTCCGTAGCTGACTCTGTTTATATTGGACAGGAGAGAGCTAAGCTTGCACAGAAAGAAGCGCTGGGTACAGATGTTAAGTCTACTCGTGCTGCTGCTAAGCAAATGAAAAAAGACTTGAAGACTTGGCGTCAAAAGGTTGACAGAGGTGAAAGTTTATTTGGTGACATGGGTGCTCCTGCAGAAGCATTGAAAGTAATCATGCTTGGGATAGATGGTAAGGGCGAAACAGGAGGGCTTGTTAAACTCTTCAGAGACAGGGGCATGAAGTTAGATAAAGACTTTCGTGTTACTGATTTGCTTACCAATGTTACTCAATTTATGAAGCCCCAAGAGTTAGCTGAAATAAATGAGTTGCTACCACCAGGAATGTCAATAGGTGATGTGTCTGCCATAGCACCAGTATCAGGGCCAAACAATATATCTGATAACCTAGCAGGTCTTGTTGCTAAGACTGCATCTGATGCAGGTCAGATACTTAATGTATTATCTCAAAGCCGTAAGATGATTGACACGGGTGTGTTAAGAAGTGATGACCTGCTTACTGATCAGGTAACGGACATACTCGCAAAAGAAGAACTAGGAAAAGAAACACCAAGAAGATTAGCGTATGCACAAGGTGTGTGGAAACGTTTGCTTGTATCTTCTCCTGCTACTACAGCAGTCAACGTTGCTGGTTGGTCACAGTTTGCAGTAGGTCAAACATTAGCTGACGCACTTCAGTCTGGATCATTCATGGCTTTAGGTGCTATGACAGGTAACAAAGAGCTTTATCGTAAGGGTAAAGTGTATGGTCAAATGATTGCTGCTCGCGCTGGGTATCTGTTAGATGCACGTACTACTCATGACAACTATATGCAGTATCTTTTGACAGACTCTAAGATCGCTAAAGTATTAAATGAAACCATGTCAGGTGGTGTTGAAAAGACTGCAGACAGGTTTGGTATTGATGCAACATCTACTGGATTCAAGACTGCTGAAACTGTATCCCGTGCTGCTGCAACACTAACTGGTGTTAGAATACAAGATACCTTTACTAAGTCACAAATGTTTATGACTGAGCTAGATAAGCGCATAAGGTTAAAGCATGAGGGTATGACTCTTACAGATGTATTTAACTCAGGACGTACAGATCTTATTGATGATGACATGGTAAGTGAGTCTATTGATCTTACACTCAAGTCTGTCTTCTCTAAGAACTATGGGGTAGATAAAGCTGAACAGTCTTACTATGTACGAGAGGCAGCATCTTTAGTAGAAAAAGCTTCAAACATGCCAGGGTTAGGATTAGTGCTGCCCTTTGGAAGGTTTATGAATAACGTTGTAGCAACTACATACCAGTGGTCGCCTCTTGTATTTGCAGAAGGTATAGGTAGAAAAATAGGTATTGGGGGAAAGGTAGAGCGTAGTAATATTGCAGCATCAGAGCGTATTGCTAGGGCTGCAGTAGGTACGACTGCAATGATTGCTGCTTACAATTTTGATGAGAGTAGGAGAGATAAGAATCTACCTTTCCATCAGATAGAAACTAGTGATGGTGACATCCTAGATGTACGTAACGTATTTCCTTTCTCTTTGTGGCTTGCAATAGGTAGAGCAACAAACCTATTTGTAAAAGAAGGTGAAATACCCCCAGCCCTAAAAGGGGAATTACTAAACCAAATGGCTATTGGTCAAGCAGCAAAAGATCTAGAGTTTGGTAATGACTTAGTTAATATGTTTGACCTTGCAACAGGTGTTTTATTTGGTGATGAAACAGCAAGAACAGTTAGTGCAGAATCTTTTGGTAAGGCTGCAGGTACTATTCTAGCAGGTACAACAAGATCATTAGACTTTGTAAATGATATGGTGGGATATGCTACTGACACTGATGTAGCTAAAGACCCTAGACAGGCAACAGGTTTCACACAAGCATTCACACAGAACTCTACTAAATATATAGACAATCTGATAGAATATTTTTCTGACAGAGTTGATGATGTTAAAGATGAGGATATTGATAAAGGCTTCATTGATAAGTATATCACAGGTGAGGAACTACGCCTTGGTACAAGAGAAGGTCAAGTAAGAGATCCTAATCCTTTGGCTTCAATCTTAGGTATAAGATATGTACCAAGAAGAACAGGTACAGAAGAAGTGTACAGTATTGCGGAGATGGCTCCTTGGACAGCAAACGAGAGAACAGACATACCTGCATATGACAGATTGTTCAACAAGTTACTTGCCCCTGTGCTTGAAAGAGAGTCAGCACTACTACTAGCAGACGAGAAGTTTTTAAAGGGAAACCTTAACCAGCAAAGATCTGCAGTTAGGAAAGCGCTTGAAAGATCTAGGGCTACAGTACAAGAGTCTTTGGAAGCATCCTCTGGACAGAGCTACCTGCTGAAACTGAAAAGAAAAGCCCTATCAAAAGGATCTAAAGAAGCTAGAAGTGCAGCTAAAAGGTACATGAAAGAGAAGGGTTTTGGTACTCATGTAAGGGACATGAACTTTGGCGAGCTAATGGATTACACTGACTACATAGAATACTATGAATCTTTTTATGAGCAATAAAAGAGGGGGCCGTTAAGCCCCCTTATTTTTTAGCTGAGTAAGAAACTTTTCTAGTATCTCTATCAACTCACTTCGTATTTTATCTGGATCAGACTCCTTACTTCTCTGATCTAAAAACCTTCTCGCTTCTTCCTCTAACTTAGTGTTAGACATTAGTTGGTAATGCCACACAAAAAGTTATAGCGTATGCATCATCCGTTGGTCTAGTATTAGTCAGTAGTTTCTTGACCTCTACAGCAGACTCTTGGCATTTATCATAGTTGTCATACATGATAGGTTGGCTTTGAGCATAATGCAATCCGTTGTTAAACATTATAAAGACTAGTACCCATTTCATAGTACCGACTTTACAAACTCAAAGCCTTGTGTAACCATAGGTGTTACGATTTCTTGCAGTACACCAATGGCAACACCTGCACCTGCAAACAGTGATACGATTTCAAACATGTAGTTCTCCTTTATGTTAAGTCTACGATTTCACACACATCACCAGAGCAAGCCATAGTCTGCATTGCTACAGTGTTGTCTTCTTGTTCATACTCAGAAAGCTTAGACCAATCTATCTTTGCTGGCATAGAACTTAATAGTAACTCATACTCTTCCTTAGTGCAATCCTGATATGGAGCTTGCTGATAAGTATGATCAGAGTGTGGTAAGAATGATACACCTGACATCTCATCAAAGTGTTCAAACACAAATGCACCTACAGCTAACCACTCATTGTCACGAACTGAGATAGTCACACTAGGTTTATGTTCACACCAGTGTCGCTGATAGGTAAGCCACATCTCTAGTTGCTCAACAGCACTCATATCATTACGTGTGATTGCACCTGCTGGTGACTTCTGAGGAAAGCTGAATACTGTAGTTGTGTCACCCTTAAAGACACAAGGCTCATTAGGAATACCTTGGTCAATCATAAATTTAGTTAAGGGATCTTTATTGTCACCACGTACAGTACGGATATAATATGGAGAGTGACGAGCATGGATGCCACTGCTGGAGTCAACCAACTGCGAGACTGTTCCCGATGGTTTAACGCAGCTAATCGCAGCAGAGGGCGGTATGTCAAGACGACCAGCAAGTTCAGCATTAGTAGAAATGGCGACATTCTTTAGGTGCTCCAATGTTTTATCTAAGCCTTGGTTCTTGTGTGTCATAAGGCGGTTATCCATGATGCCTGTTAATGACACTCCCAACAGTCTTTCCTCTTCTGTATTATTCTGCCACACTTTCCGCAAGTAGGGGAACTTAGTGTATGAGGATTGTATAGTTCCCAGAATTGTTGCAATACGTACCTTTCGCTCAAGGTCTTCAATAGTATCAGTAGCCCTGACTACAACTTCCGTAAGATTACAGAACTGATACGGTCTAAGTATGATTTCACTACACGGGTTAGTTCCAAAGTCATAGTTGGGATCTCGCCTATCATTCTTTGCAGCTTGTTTCTTAGATGCTTCACGATTAAATATGCCTCTTTCGCCTGACTTACTCTCAACTAAAGCAAGCCACTCACGCATAAACGTTTCCATGTTTGGCTTCTCAGTGTAAGCTACAGAGTTATTAGCTAAGGCACGGTGCGCTGTAGTTTCCCACCACTGTCCTGACTTAGCGTGGCGCATACGATCATCACTGAGGTTGGACAGAGAGATCATAGCACTACGGCGTACACCACCAACAACTACGATCTGACCAATAAAACACATCAGGTCATGGCACTCTACGCTAGACAGCTTACGTCCCTGTGCATTCTTGAATGTCTGCACAGTAAAGTTAAACAACTCAACAAGAGGCGCTGGGCCTGATGCTCTACCGCCAAACGTTTTAAGTCTTGCACCTGCAGGACGTACCTTAGAGACATCCCATTGTGGGATCTCGCCAGCCCAGAGGAGTGCCAACAATTGTCTAAACGCCTTAGCCCATCCCTCCTTACTGTCCTTGACAACGATAGTGGTATCGCTCTGGAAGAGAGTAGGGATTTCAGGGAGCTTACTGATGTACTGCCTCTCAACACTGAAGCCAACACCAGTACCACAAAGCAAGATGAACATAGCCTCATCGAAGGACTTAGGGTCATCTACGGGTAGGTAGCTACAGTTATACCCTGCTGTGTTGTCCCTCTCTAAGGCTGGACCTGCAGTCATCATAGCTCTCATAGATGGCATGACTTCCAAGTTAAGTATGGCATCACGAATGCCGTTGACGTATGTGTCATCCCCTAGCTTAGGGCGTACTACATTATCCATGTAGCGCTCAACTGTGTCGCTCCAAGACTCACGCCCTTTACCATCAAAATACTTTGCATACCGTGACTTGTGTATGAAAGACTGATAGTCTGTTGGTAAATAGTTATCCATTATCTTTTATCCCCACTTCCTTTTAATGTTCCTCTTTCTTTACGATCACGTAGCTTACTTATATTATTTTTAGCTACCTCTGATAGGTCTACATTCAAGTCACGACACAGTGCTGCAATGTACCACAAACAATCCCCTATCTCATCTGATATACCTTCACGATCAAACTTACCATCACGTAAGATCTTCTTCACTTTGTTTGCTACTTCACCAGCTTCAGCAGCTAAGCCCAGCGCTGGGTAGATTACTTGATGCTCTGTCTTATAGATGGCAGTAGCCGCAGCCATGTCTTGATACTCATTCATAAGGTAGTCTATATCATTGAAACGTTTGAATGCGTCTATATCTTCTTGAGTAATCATACCCACTTCTCCTTTACTTGCAGCTTGTCAATAGCAATATCATCTATGTCATGAAATATATTTACAATATAATCATAGACATCTTCTTCGTGTGCATCTTCTACAGAGGATAAGATGTTGTTATCTTCATCTACTACCCCAACAAATGTAACACTAAACTTCTTCTTCATTTGTGCATCTCCACCCAGCGCTTACGCATTCTATTTAGATACCATATGGCTTTATCTATATCTTCCAAGCCGTTCTTGTATTCACATCTCCACATATACTTCAAAACATTTGCAGCCTGTGGAGCTATATAACCTGACATGTTTTCTGTCATAGCTTCTATAGCATCAATACACTCTATCTTTCCTTGATTGTAGTGTATAGGTTTATTAACAGGGTCTATATTACTCATGCGTTACCTTCTGTCTTAGTCCAACGTGTTAGTCGTATTACGTTACCTTCTTTCTTGTAGCTATTATCTTCTTCTTCTGGTGTAAAGCCTAATAGACTATTACGAAGTTCTTCTACTGATTCAAACACTTCTTCAGAATCGTTCTCTTCGCACCATATCCAAAAGGCACCCATCATAGTCAGCATGTGGTGAGCATAAGCTAGTACCATATCGTCCATGTCGTTTGATTTATTTATTACTACCTTTGTGTCTATGTCTAGTGCGCCTGTTTCATTCATACTAGGTCTTAGTACAAGTGCTAACTCATCATCACCTAACAAGTACCTCATAGTTTATACTTCCTTTTGTTTGCTATAAGCTTTAAGTTACAAGCTTTACCTGGTTCCTGTAACCACTCAAGTGGTATTAACCTATGTGACCACAGAAAACCATTCTTATCACACCAATCACAGTATCTAGACTTAGCTCCTTTATATAGTTTAGCATTGGCATTACTAAAAACAAACCGTATGTCTAGCTTTGGATACTGCTTCTTTATTTCTAAGTGTTTCCTTCTATCGTCACTGCTAAATATACCCTTAGTTTCTATAAAGATACCATTGTCCAACTCAAAGTCAGGGGTATAAGTTCTGTATCTAAGGTCAAGCCATTCTATTTTCAATAGCTCATACCTAACTTTCTTTTGTCTACTCTTAAGAAAAGCAGCGGCCTCCTTTTCAAGACCACTGCGATAGTTTAGTCTGTGTCTACGTGGCATTATGTTACCAGTATGTAGTCCACCATAGGTGGTTCTTTAGCCTTGGATACCTTTGAAGGTAAGGTCTGTAAAGTTTCCCAACACTTACGTTTGAATGGGCAGAACTTACATTCGTTTGGTAGCACAAGATTACCACTCTTCTTCTTATAGTAGGACTCCTCCACAGGAGAGAAGCATCTTTTAAAAGGTGCATTGTTATTTAAGTTTGTAACTTTCTCTTGTACCTTGAGTAGAACTTCTGATACATTAACAGAAGAAGCATCGACATATTTAAACTCTCCATTAGCTTTGTTGACTACCCACCAGCCACCTACATCTTTGTTGGCAGCATGAGCGTAGCCTACTAGTTGTGCTACATAACCAAAGTCATCCTTCTCAGAAAGTTTTTCAAAGCTTTCAAACTTATTTTTATATGACCACGGTGAGGCAGATTTAACATCGTCAATCTTACCATCCATTTCCATGTCTAGTTCACCATCAATCACATCACCAGTAGGTAGATCTAAAGATACTCTATAGTTATCCTTATACTCTACACCTGCAGCCGTAAGTAATCCTTTGAACACAGCCTCTACAATATCGCCAAGGATCATGTTCATCAGGAAGAAGGGTGGCAAGGGTTCTCTATCATCAGGGTCATTCTTTTCAAACCAGAGTTGGCAAGAGGGCTTACCTATGTTAGACATGCGTAACTTAAAGTCACCTCTACCTTCACCACTAAACTGTTTCAAGAATGCAGCCTTAACGTCAGAGGCAACCTTGTCGGCTACCTCCTCAGTTACAGTTGTGTTACCCTTCAAAGCCTCAGACATAAAGCCTAAAAGCTTTAGTTCAACGGGATGATCAGGCATTCTCTTCTTCCTCAACGTGCATCATAACAGTATCAACTACAGTCTTGATGTCCTCATCTACTGTACCGTTTACTACTTCATTATGAGCATCAATGATGATACCATTAGACCACTCAATGTACTCAACAAAGTCTTTAAGAGTGTCCTGATCCTCTATGGTAATTTCATGTGTGGCATTAGTCAAAGCTGATTTAATAACACCATAGGTGGCACCACTAGGGATAGACTTCTGGTCACCTGACAATAGTAGATCAGTCATAATAGACATTTGCTTTTTCTTTTGTAGCGATTTTAGTGAAGCCTCTATAGCCTTTATACTATCACGGTTCTTTAAGTCCATGACAAAAGGTATATCTTTTACCTCACCTTTTTCTTCTCCGTTCTCATCTAGAGATTGGAAGGTAGCAAGCCCCATTAACACCACTACCCTAGAAATGGTACGATACTCTGCTTTTGTTTCATCAGATAACTCATTCCAGTTTGGGATATAACCTGCAGGTCGTCCTAAGTTGTATCGCCCTGTGTTATCTTTAAGGTCTGACTTCAAATCAATACCAAGCACTGACTTCTCCATTACTTCCTTTTCAGAGTTCCAGCGTTGCCACTTCTCACGTTTAGCAAACAGTCTAATTGTTACTGTGTTGGCATACAGTGTAGTATCTTCATCAATATAAATAGAGAAGCTACCAACAGGTAATACTTCTGTCTTGATCTTCTTGCCGTTTACTTCTATCTCACCCATCTTTGGTATATGTATCTGTGTAATCCTGGCTAAGGAAGGTACACCTGTACTAGTGGAAGAGTATGTTACTCCCGTCAGTTCTTCTAGTGAACGTCCTGTATCTTCTACTATTGCTAAATTGCCCATTCATTTTCCTTTCGAGCTAAAGAGTGCTAGTTATAGCACTAAACATCTACCGTGTCAAGCCAATTCTTACCTATCTTGGCCTCTAAAAGAAGAGGTACATTCATTATGACACCATATGCCTCTTCAACTAGTCTATTTAAATCTTCATTAAGCGTATGTATTGTAGCAATAACATACTCTTTTTCTTCTGGGTGCACATCAACTACAATGGAGTCGTGTACTGAGTTGACAATGCAGGAGTTAAGCTTCTCTAGCCTTGCCTCTAATTCTATTAACACAAGAGGTACTACATCACCAGTTGCAAACCCTTGTACGGGATAGTTCTTAAGCATAGTCAGGTGTGTCACTCTACCACTAGGCAACCTCTCAATGTCAGGGAAAGCGTATTGCCTACCACTTACGTTAGTAATCTTATTAAAGCGTAGCGCTTCTTTAGTTAAAGCTTTGTGCCAATTAGCAATGCCTTCATATTTATTTACAAACTCCTCATAGTAAGCCCTCTCTGCCTTACTTCTGCCGTATCCAGTAGCGCCAAAGAGAGGGGCAAAGGTGTGCTCCTTAGCTTCTTGTCTAGTAGTGGGTTGCCCTGCATCACTAATAACTTTAGCTGTGTAACTGTGTACGTCAAAGCCTGTGGCAATCTCAGCCATAGCAACCTCATCCTGTGCAAGGAAAGCTGCGGTGCGAAACTCAAGCTGGGCAAAGTCAGCTTCCATAATCCATCCACCATCCCAGCGAGACACAAACACTTTCTTTACGGGGAATGTATTTCCTCTTGGCATGTTCTGCATGTTGGGATTTTTACCACTGAACCTGCCAGTGGAGGTGACATGTTGTGTGAGTCCAACGTGTAGGAATCCATCTGGTTTAGTGTAACTGGTAATACCACCGACAAAACTGCTGAGATAACTACTAATAGCAGAAAGTCTTTTAACATCTGTAAGAAATCTGATGGCAGATTCTTGATTATAGTTTTTGGCAGTTGATATAAGTACATCTAGATTATCCTTTCCTGTACTGAATCCATTAGCACTAGCCCATTTAACACTAGGAGGTTGGAACTTTAAACCTGCAACTTCTTTTATTTCAGTCAGTGTATAACCTCGTGTATCACAATCCTTACATTTGTTTGGTCTGCTGTATAAGCTTCCATCCTTCCTTACTTTATGTACATATCCCTTACCCTTGCAGTCTTTGCATTGTGATGCAGTGGTTTTATATATCAGACTAGAGTTGTTATTTATGGCTGACTCAAAGTCTTCCTTTGTATTGACATGATCAAACAACCCATGCCAATCATTCTTCTCGTTTACCTTTCTGCTAAAGATAACCTGAGACAATTGCTCTGGTGAGTTAAGATTTATAGGTGTATCACCCATAAGATCCCTAACCTGCTGCATCAAACGTGTTTCAATGTCGGCCTTTTCTTTTTCAAACTCTTGACGCACTTCATCTAAGGCTGATCTATCCACCTTGATCCCAGACATGTACATTCTGGTGAGGGTTTTACAAGTACTGAAGGTAACTCTTCTACAGTTATAGAGGGAAGAGGCTTCAGCGGTTTTATAGTCTCTTTCTTGGCTGAGGAACAATTCCCTAGTGCTAGTAAGGTCAGCGTCAAGATACTCCCTAAGCTCATGTAAAGGTATTTCATTTGTGTTGTATCCTTTCTTGTAGTACTCCTTTAGTATGTCCTTCTTAGGTGACAAACCTCTACGATCTGCACATGACTCTAAGTCTAAAGGTTCTTTAACACCTCGTTGTAGTATATACTCTGAAAGCATAGTGTCATAGACTTCACCGTCATATTTGAAGCCACATTCCCATAGCCACATAAGATCATGCTTTGCATTGTGCATAATTAGTAGAGTTGTTTCATTTAAGATCTGTTGTATTACCTCTCTTCCATTACCAGATACATCTTTACGCTCATCATGTTCTAGTGTGATGATGTGTGTTTGCGCTGGGTCCTCCACGTTCTGCATACCTACTTGTACCAGATAGTTTCCTGGCTCAAAGGGGTCCATGTGAATAGCCTTATTTACTTTCTTAGATGTGTTCTCAACGTCAAGCACAAGCCTCATGATGTATACAAACCTCTCTCATGATCTAACTCACATGTTATTAAACCATGCCAGCCTGTAATCTTATTCTTAGCTACATTCAAGTTACGCACAGAGCTTTCCTCTTCTCCTTCTGCCTGTGGGTTCTTTGATAGTAGTATCATCAGGTCAGCTTCTGCTGCTTTACCTGTCTTACTACCTTCCATCATAGACATATCAACAACACGCTTACCTTCTGCATCAGCAGATAGCTGGGACATCCATACTACACAACACTTATACTTCTTTGCTATGTTTCTTGCGTGTATCGCTGCCTCTTTAAGATACACATCTGACTTATCACTTACCTTCTTGGCAAACTTATCACCCATGTCTAGCATAATTATGTCAGGGCTTTCACTCTTGGCAACCATCTCAACGTAGTCCATATCCATGCCACTACATTCTTTGAAGTCTATATTATCTTTGACCTCTGAATATCTTTTAGCTGCAAGCACAGGGTTCTCTGCAATCTCTTTAACAGTCATATCAGTTGCTGCAGATATGTAACGTGCCACTACTCGTTCATAACTTTCCTCATTGAGTAGTGAAATACACTTAGCTCCCTGCCTTGCCCAACCATCAGGGCCAGCTACAATACTGGCGGCGAAGGATGTCTTACCTGTGTTGGGTCTTGCACCAACCACTAACAGGTGACCACCATTGACACCCTCCACTCGCCTACGTAAAGATGGAATGTTAAACTTCCACTGCGTTTCAAGGGAGACTGCTTGAAGTATGTGGTCTAGTTCTTTATTCTCAAACTTTACACGTCTAGTTGGAGTGAAGTTATCTTCATACCTCTCCAACAATTGCCTTAAGTCTTCTAGGTTTGTCTTAGTACCATTGACATAATCAAAGCCTAAGTTTGCTATCTTCTCTCCTACATACTGTTGAAACATACGTGACACAGTTTGGTGTGCAATGTCCTGCTTAAGTGTTTCAGCCTTCTCTAACTTAGAAAAGATGTCAGCATATATTGCTTTGTTAGATGTGGTCATACTACTGTTCTGTATGTAAAACAAAGCTTGTAAATCTACTACAGATATATCGCCATCGTGCTCATCCATAGCAGAATCTAAAGCAGCTTTAATCTTTCTTGTATCCTTTGTGAATATTTCTTGTGGACATTTGCCACCTCTATTCTCCTCAAAGAACTCCCTGTTCATCAATGTTTTTATAAGGGATAGTTCCATCATCATGTGTCTCTCTCTTTGTTAATCACTCTTCATTCAAACAAAACTCACACCAAGTATTAGGCGTAGGGCATCCACAACTTACGCATAGATTAAACCCTACTGTGTTGTAAGCTTCTTTCTCTTTAGCCCTCTGTCTTTCTTCCTTAGTCATAGGACGTATCTCTTTTAGCGGGATACCGAATGTATACTTACCTGTCATGTAAGATCCTCCGTTTTATCCTGGCTATCCCATGCCCCTTTAGAAGATACTGGTGGATTGTTCTCACCATAGTTTCCATACTCGTCAAACTTTTTGTCTGGCTCCTCATCTTTGTTGTACCTGATGTGATCCTCTATGAAGTCATACACTACACCCATGTCTAGCTTGGCTGCTGCACAGTAAAGCACCAGCTTCAAACCTTCCTCTGCCAGAAGCCCATGTGCATGTGCATCAAAGTGAAACGTGAATGTTGCACTACCATCTTCATGCTCCTTTACTTTTTCGACACCAATGATACCTGCGTCCTTACTCATCATTCTTCTCCTATTGTGCCATACCCAAACTTATACTCTGTCAAGCCATCTGTCAATGCTGCCCACGATACAGGGAATAGCTTACGCATTCTGTCAGTGATCTGTGTAGCCACTTCCCTTGTCTCTACCTGTGTATCAGAAGCACAACGCAGGTTACACATATCAGCAAAGGCATCTAGGCTACCTGACCAGTACCATTCAGTCATGGTGGACTGTGGTAGGACCATACGGGCTTGCTCTGGGGCTACACCTTGCTTAATCATGACTGTGTACAAATGATATGCTTTTTGATGCACAAGGTTTACTTTATGTTGTGTAGCTACTGTGCTAAAACCTTTGCGATGTCTCTTTTGGTAGACATCCTTAGCATACAACCCATAAACACTAGAGTCTGATATGTTAGTCTTACATTCGTCACTACTACCCTGCTTCTTGTCTTCGCTACGTCCACGCCATACGTCAGGCACATAGAACTCAGGCTCACTATCCACATACCTACGGCTAATCTCATTCCAGCGTAGAAACTTATGCTTCACAAGTTGCCGTGCTACAAAGATAGGTGCCTTGACATGGAAGCTGGCAAAGCAATGCCCAAAGGGTGACATGTGTTTGTGCTCTGCCAGATACCAGATTAGCTTATCGTCTTTGTCTGTAGTGTAGGTGTTGCTAGTCTTCTTACCAAAGCTAACTCTTGCTGCATTAACTACAGTTACATCACTGCCCATGTAGTCCATCAGTGTTGCCTTAATCATTCTATACTGTCTTTACCTTTGTGTTTCTCTTTGCGTACTGGCTTAGGTTTCTTCTTGTCAGGCACAACCCTAGGCTTGTACTTGGGTTGCCTCAAGTCCCTAGCCATTGGGTTGCGCCTGTTGTTCATCTTACCAACGATCTTCCATCTCTAGTTCTTTGTAAGGTACGTGCTCAATGATACCTACTTTCTCAAGACGGACAGAGGCAGTTGACCCCTTGCCGTAGATAGAAATCTTGACCTTGGCTTTAGTGCCATTGCCAAGTGCACCGTCTTCGATGTAGTCCCAAGGTGTGTTCGTTGTACCCTTGGTGACAGATGGTGCTCCACCGAAGTCATCAATACCTGATGGGTGTACATTAGGACGCTTGAGTTTCATACCTTTACGTCCACCTGCTGCATCAAATGGCTTGATCATCTTGTTACCCATAGACTCCTCAGGGAAACCTAGCTCAACCATCTTGTTAATCTCTTCGTCATCCTTAGGAACGAAGACAGTATTGTACTGGCCTGAGGTACGTTCATGGTACTCAGAGTCATCCATGTTGTCTGTGTGCAGACGGGCATAGTAGAGTTCACCCTCGAATACACCGTACTTAGTTTTAGAAGCCATCAGAATCTCCTTTGCTGGCTGTTGATCGGTTCATCATATACGTTATTACCTGTATTGTCAAGACAAAAATTACAGGTAACAGTGCAAAAATAAAGTTAAAGATTATCAATGGGTATCTCTCCAAGATTTACCTATGTCAGTTGACCCAGCTAGAGGGCAGACCATGTTGAAGTTCTTACCTGCATCAACGATAGACTGACGTTGTATCTCACCTAGTAGTTCAGCATCCTTGTATGGTCCTGTCACTTCTGTCTGCCACTCATCGTGAGGCCAAGTGACTAGCTTGAAGTTAATCCATTGACGTTTAGCTTTGTATGTCCAGTCAAGTGCTGCGTGTTTCATGATCACAGCCTCACCATTCTGTAACATACCAGCTAAGGTCTTGTGCTCAGATGGTACTGGCACCTTGCGTCCATCCAACCCAATGAAGTATCCTCGCTTTGCTATGTGAGGTATGATCTTCTTCTTGAGGTTAGCTAACCCTTGGATAGACTCCATGAAGTTATCGACTGCTTGTGTTGCCTCCTTGTTTGATACGTTAAGAATCTGACTGATCTTGCCTGTACCTGCACCTAGCAGAAAGGCATAGATGAAAGTCTTAGCCATGTCTCTTGTTACATGTGACATACCTAGAGCCTTACGGTTTAGGTTGTGTATGTCAGTCTCATCCTCCTTCTTTCCTGACACGATAGCGTTAACATATTCCTCTGAGTTCATCAGGTGAGCTAGCACCCGTAACTGTATGCCCTCAGCATCTGTACCTACCAGCCAGCTATCCTCAGGCACAGTCCATAGTGCTCTGAACTGACCGTCATACTTAGCCTTCACTTCCTCTACTGCTGACTTAGGTGTGCCATGAAACTCAGCAGGGATGTTAGCTTGGTTGGGTGCTCTGTGAGCCATGCGTCCTGTCCATGCACCAATGCCCATGAACTGCCCATGAATACGTGAATCGTCACCACAGTGGCCCAGCCACTCCACCAGTGAGGAACGTCTACCCTCAAGGGTCAACCACTCAGTTAAACGTTTGGCTCCTGTAGGGGCTGTCTCAGGCAGTGTGCTAAGGTTAGTCTCAGATAGAGTCCATCCGTACTTAGCAAACTTAGCTCCTCTATCTGTGGTTCTGTTCTCTGTCATACTCAATGTGTCCTTTGGTTTTGTCCACTGGTTTCCAACCTGCATCCCATAGTCTTTCGATACGCATCTTAGGTGACGATGGTTTGAACTTGACCCAATCCATACAGATAAGCTGGGCTGGGAATGTGTCGTAACTGATCTTGACCTTAGGGTATTTCTTTATAGCATCTTTGACAACCTTTGTCAAGTCTCCATCTGACTTTTTTCTGTACAAAATACGATTGACTTCTTCTAGCTGGGGTGGGAAGTCCTCTTGGAAACCATCCTCTAGCTGAAGCATACGCAGTTCGATCTCATCTAGCAGGTGCTCTGCCTTCTCCTTGTCGAAGAAGAAACCATTGTTGTGCATCTCCTCACAGAGAATCTGAATGTCGTGCTCCACCTTGATAGCTTCTTGTTGTGTCTCGTCCTTGAGTACAGGCAGGAACCTCTGGTATAACCTGACAGTGACAGCTACGTCCTGATGACAGTAGTCTACCATCTCCTGAGAGAACTTAGAGAAGTCCTTGAAGTCCATCTTGTAGTCAGACAGACGCTTACCCCAAGCCTTCAGTGAGTGTCCACCTTGCAGGTTGTAGTCAATGAAGCGAGATACAACGAGAGTATCTAGTACTTTGCTAGGGTCAATCCTCTTGCCTAACAGTCTGTTAATCACAGGTACATCAAAAGCAATACCATTGTGAAACACAAACAGATCAACAGTATCACAGAAATTAGCAAAGTCTATACCCTCTTCTATTATCTTGTCTGGATTGTGAAACTCGTAGGTCTCACCTGTGTTGACATCCTGACCACAGATAACCCAGATGCGACTAGCATCTAAAGCATCTGTCTCAATGTCCATAGCTACGACTTTAAGTGTCATCCTTTGATACTCCTATTTGTATTACAGTCAAGGGCCATAGCAAAGACCAGAATAATTGTTTTCGTCTGTCTATCTGATCGTACTTATCCAGTAGATGAAAGACAGCACCTACATGCAGGTAGTGCAGAGCTACACCAAAGGCATAGATGACACCACACAGGGTAGGCCATAGGCTAAAGTAATCCATACTTCTCTTTCATTGTGAACGAAGCTGTGTCAAACGAAAGCTGACCTGCGTAGCCTGTCGGACCTACTGGTCTGTTCTTGGTGACCAGAAGCTTCGTTGTGTTACGTTCATCTGCATCCTCTGCCATCTTGTTTCGTTGCAGTTCGACAACAACGGATGCTCTCTGTTCTATCATGCGGCAATACTTGACAGCCCCATCATCATTGGTGTGACCAATAGTTATGATACCTACATTCAACTCAGCAGCTAGCTTGGATAGCCTGACAGATAGGTCAGCTAGGAATTGTTCTTTGCTTTCTTCTCCTGACATGTTAGCTGCTATGTCCTGTATTGGTTCAAAGAATATGTACTGCACACCACATGCCTGAGAAAGATACCTGATATGGTTCAAGATTTCAAGAGGGTCATCCTCGTCATTGAGAAAGAATTGGTATAGCCTTTCATCTTTAGTCAGGTCAGTGATAGCCTCTTGTACTTGACGGTCTAGTCCTTTCTCTTGGATCAAGTCCTTACGTGTTACGTTCTCGCCTAGTTGGTATGACACCAGACCTAGGATACTGCGTAGCTTTGTCTCTTCCATGTGCCAAGCTGCAATGCGTATCTCTGGGTACTTACTCAAGAGTCTGTACTCTAGGTACCGCATGAACTCAGTCTTACCTATGCCTGTCTGTGCCTTGAACAGAGTGAAGTGTCCTTGCATCAAGCCCATGCACAGGTCATCGAAGTCTTGTACACCTGTCTCTACGTAGACGTGTTCCTCTGATGTATTGTACAGCTTTAGGAACTGGTCAGGTGTATTAATGATATTCTCAGGCGTGTACTTCTGTGCGTTGAACCAAGCATGGTAGTATGAATCTCGTTCACCTGCCTGAAGGAACTCATTGGCATCCTTGTACTTGTCGTGCTTCATCCTGTACACTTTGTTAGGGAAGAGGTTAGCTATCTTCTGAGCTACTGCATTCCCTGCCTCGTCGTGTTCTATTGACAGGACTATCTTCTCGAAGGACTTGAGCCATTCAGTTACGTTCTCCCATAGGCGTCTGCTAGGTGAGGCTGATGGTAGTGACACGAAGGCTGAGTTATATCTCTGGTGCTTGCACATTTGGTATGCTGACATAGCATCTAGTTCACCCTCTGTGATCGTGACTATCTTACCTGACCCCGCATTCCATAGGTTCATACCGAATAGTTCATCTGACTTGAGACCCTTAGCGGAGAAATCCTTAGGGAAGTATCGTGTCTTGACACCACCTGAGGGATAGACGTACTGCTGGTACTTCTCCTCACCGTCACTGTTGAGGTAGGTGTAGCACCCGTAGAACTCCATTGTCTCCTTGGATATGCCTCGCATACCTCTGTACACTGCTGTCATCTTCTCAAGGTGTACTACTTGAGGTGCTTGTAATTGCATTTCCTCTTCTCCACTTTCCCAATACTCACAACCAAAGCAGTAGCCGTGACCGTCTGAGTACCTAGCTAGGTTATCTTTTGAGAGACACTTAGGGCATGGCTCATGTCCTATGAAGTGGCTGTCTGCTTTGTGGTCTTTCATTAGTGCATACTCTCTCTTCCAAATCCATTCTGAATACTAGTCTCGAACCAGTCTTCAACTAGCTTGTCCATAATAGACTTATATTGTTCATCTGTCAAGAGGTTAGGACTGTACTCGTTGCCCTCCTCATCGTAGAGATACTTGATTCTGAACTGTGGTTCAATCTCTAAGGTGATCTCAGGTGGCAAGTCTTTCCATGTCTCGTAGCATATGTAACCATCTGTCAGGATGTCAGCACACACTGTGAGCCATGTGTTATCTGTTACCTCTACTTCTAATTCAGCATCAAATGTTTCGTGCATCATTTCATAACTCCTCTTGGCAAAACCCACAG